CGGGGGCTCAGCTGACGGATCATTTGGGGAATGGGCTGGAGTTTAGGACGTGAGCTTGGAGACGAAGTCCGAGGTCCGAAGTCCGAAGTCCGAAGTCCGAGGTCCGAGGTCCGAGGTCCGATGTCCTGCAATCCAAGTGCAGGTTTTGAATATTAAGCAGCATTGGCATGCTGCTCTACGCTAAAAAAGGAGATATAAATGGCACGAATAATTGATTTGATTGACATTGCTTCCAGCCTGGCCGATACAGATGTGTTGGCGGTTGGAGATGTGAGCGCAAACCAGGATAAAAAGCTTTTGGTGAGCGCGCTCAAAGCTTTCCTATTGGGAGGACGGACCCTCGGCGGAAGCGGAGCCGGGGACGTGACTGTGAACAACGCGATCCAGGAGTTGACGAATAAGCGGATGACGAATCCGAAGATCAACAGCGCGAACCCCACCGCAGTGACGAGTGAAGACCTGGACAAGCTGCACGCTGTGACGGTTGGCGCGACCCAGATGAACTACCTGAGCGGAGCCGCGAGTAATATCCAAACGCAGCTGGATAACAAGGCCGGGATCACAGCCCTGCAATATGTGCCGAGATATTACACTGTAAGCTTTACGGCAGCCAGCAGCAGCTATGAGATCAGCGAGGCGACGATACGCTCTTCAGTGGGGGTGGGTAGTGACCGGCGGATCTGCGCGTTTTTGATGCCGGTATGCTTTGACCGGAACAGCAGTCCCTATCTTCCAACGGGCGGTGTGGTGACCTATTCGATCACTCCGGCTGCCGGTGGAATCCTGGACAAGCTGGCATATAGCGGATTGACCACGGGAAGGGCTTATACCATCATGGTGATATGTTTTGATATCAGCCTGGGTGGCGGGGCTTAAGCCAGTGACGAGAGAGAAGTGGTGGCTTGGAGCAGGGACGAAGCCCTGCAATCCGGGGTTGTGATGGTAAAAAGAAAAAGGAGAACAAATGAGTAAAGTATGGATAAGCAAGGGTAGCAAGAAGGCGGTGGAAGTTCCGAAGGGAGTGATCCAGCCGCCGGTGGCTTATGAAGATCTGATTGCTGCATATTACAGTAATGCTTATCACGCCTCCTGCATTGATGTGAAGGTGATTAACATCCTGGGAAATGGACTAAAGGATGCAGCGATCAGTAAAGAGTTGCAGGGCAGGTGCATAGACAGCAGCCTGTTTGTGGTTTTAGAGAAGACGCTGCGGGATCTGCTGATCTTTGGTAATGCCTTCTGGGAGACGCCCAAGGATGAGATCTACCACATCCCGGCCTGGACAATGTTTCGGACGGATAAGGGCTGGGTCCAGATCGTGGGGAAGGAGCGGGTAAACTATACAGAAGACGAGATCTGGCAGTTTAAGACAGACAGCATGCAAAGCTCGTTTTATGGGACACCCGGATACTTGAGCATCCTGGATAGCCTGGAGCTGATGACCACGATCACAGAGTATAACCGTAACTTCTTTAAGAACAACGCGATCCCGGATTTTGCAATCATCACGGAAGGCGGGGTGCTGAGCCCGGCGGTGGAGCAGAACATCCAGAGGTTTTTGCGGAACAAATTCCAGGGCTGGGAAAACGCGCATAAGACGCTGTATCTTCCGGTTCCGGAAGGGATGAAGGTGAAATTTGAGAAGCTGCAGGCGGAGGGCCTGAAGGATATGCAATTCCAGGAACTGAAGAACAGCGGAATCGCGGAGATAATTGCCTGCCATGGGGTTCCACCGCGGTTGCTGGGGATCCAGACGCCAGGCAAATTGGGCGGAGGTGGAGAGACGAGCGGCGAGATGGAGATCTTTTACCGGACCCGGATCAAGCCGCTGCAGAATGTATTTGGGGGGCAGCTGGATGCCTTCTTTAGCAAACGCCTGGGTAAGACAACGGATATTGAATTTGAGAGCTTTGATTATAGCGATAATTCGGCGGAAGTGGTTTTGAAGGCGCTGAGGGGCTAGGGATTAGGGATTAGGGATGAGAGCTAAGAATGTATTAGACCGGCCGATCCGGGCTAAGCTGGGGGTTCTGTGTGACCGGATTGAGACTTTCGCGGTGGAGGCGGTGGAGGGCTATCATGCGATTGCCACCGGGAAGCTGCGGAACTCGATACACGTGAAGCTGGAGGGGAGTGAGGCCGAGGGCTACCAGATCGTGTGCTATGCCGAAGGCAGCGCAGCACCCTACGCGCAGTATGTGCATGAAGGGCGGGAGCCTGGTAAGATGCCGCCAATATCTCCGTTGATGGAATGGGCGCGGAAGAAGATGAACAAAGGCGGGAGCCGGATGTTTCCGGAGATCGGGAGCGGCATGGTGCTGCGGACCAGGGTGCGGATCGGATCAAGCGGCCGGGTGAGCCCGAACAAGAGGGATATAACGGCGTTCAATGCAGCACGCCAGATCGCCTGGGCGGTGGCCAGGAAGATTGAGAAAGAGGGGATTCCTGAGAAGCCGTTTTTTGTGGAGGCGGTAAGGCGGGCGCTTGCTTCAATTAGGGATTAGGGATTAGGGATTAGGAATTAGGGATTAGGCTGCGCTGTTGTATGGATTTATAAAAGCCCGGGGTGACCCGGGCTTTTTTGATGGTTATCAACTTCTGAGGTAGCTGTATCAATGGCTTCGGTAATTTAGAGCTTGTAAGCATCGTAGAGAAGCTTTTGGACGATGGCATAGCTGGCAGTCCAGATGAGGGCTCCTATAATCGCATTATATGAGGATTTTTTCTTAATCTCTGTTTGCAGCTTCATTTCTTTTAACATTTCCCGTTCAAAGTAACTGAGGGTGTTCAGGGCATCGTTGCTGAAAACCGGGGTTCCATAATCGTTCCTCGCAAAATATTTCATTGTGAGGTCTTTCTTGCCGTCCATGATGCTTTTGACGTCATCCCGGGAAACTTCTTCAATGCCGTTATCAGTGGAAACATAGAAGCTGCCAGACCGTTTTGCGATGATATCGCCAGAGAGGACAAGGTGGTTTGTGGTGGTGATGGTGAGCGCGGAGCAGATCATGGCCGAGATAAGAAGCGCCATGGTGGTGATGATTTTTTTCATAAGAATCTCCATCAATCGTCTTTGGTTGTGATAAGTTGTAGCCGGATGGGGCATTGAGGGACGTCCCTGATGAGCTTCATGGCCCGCAGGATGTGTTCTCCGGCTTCTTGAATTTTAGAAGGGATCTCGGTGTTGCAATTGAAACAGCGGAAGACCATATTGCGGGAGTCGGCGGGGATTTCCTGGACGGCATCGCATTTGGTGCAAGCGACGCGGAGGGTGCGGACTTCCAGCATGCTAGTGAGAATTCTGGTTTCGCTCATGCTTGAGTACTCCTTAAATCTATTTGCGGACATTATTTAGCTCCTTTGCGTGGTGTCAAGCTCATTATGATTAATAGAGATAAGCCAGTCTTTGAGGGCTTGGAGGCGGGAGGGGACGGAGTGGGAGCTGAGATAATCATCGACGGTTTTGATGCGGTTGAGCTGGGCTGGGGAGAGCAGATTGGCTTGAATAAGGATATGGATGGTATCCATTCTGAAATCAGCGAGATCATCAGCATAGACCAGCAGATCGTCCGGATCACCGGTTTTGATGATGCGGATGGCATCTTCGTAGCGTTCAATGGGATGGATCTCCTTCAGCTCTGCGACTGCTTGATCGATCCGAGGCTTTGTGAGAGGCATACAAGCTCCTTTTTTAATGGGTTCAAAGACCATAGATTTGAGATTGATATCTTTGGCAAGAATTCTTTGGATTTGTTTGGGATTTTTTATGTGATAGCTAAGGATGTTTGGGCGGGTGAGATTGCAAACAGTAACGAGCCAGGAGCCTGATCCGGAGTTTGGAGCGGGCTTTCCGGCATAGAAAATCAGCGAACCGTCCTCGATTCGCAAGCATAAGGTAGCGGCGGAATCCTGAATGAGGGCATAGGCAGCGGCGGAATAATTGCGAGGGGAGGAATAGGCCGGGTTGAATTCACTGGCGTGTTTTTGAAAATGGTCGGTCAGGGCATGAATTTTCCAGGAAGAAAGGCCAGCCCGAGCCTGAATAGAGGGCAGGTGGCTGGAATCGAGATCATAGTTTGCGAGGTGATCCGAGAGGATGGAGGGGAAGATGGGGCTTTGGGGCGGGAGGGAATCAAAGCTATCATATTCATCGGCATAGAGATAGGGAACGATGCGGGTGCGGCAATTGTAATGATAGGGGGGCAGGGCAGGGATGACCTGGGAGGAGGGGACGCCGCGGAAGAAGGAGACGTTTTGCCACCAGGCGTTATCGTGCACCAGGGGGATTTGGTTTTGGGTGCCCTTGATGAGGTCGGGGAGATCGAAGACGCGTCCGTGCATCTGGACGCATTGGGGTGTAGTTCGCGCATCGATGATGGCACGGATCTGGACTTTGCGGGTTCCCCGCTGTTTATATTCTTTGAGGTGGAAGAGGTTGATGCTCTTTTGGTAGAGGGTTTCGGCGAGGGCCTGCCGTTGATCCGGGCGTAGCTCCCGTGCCGGGGTGTAAGCCTGCCGGGCGAGGCTGAGAATACGGCTGTATTCCGGATCGTCACGTTTGAGGAATTCGGGGCGGGCGAAGATATCCGCGAGGCGGGATTTGAGATCATCATCCGAGAGGACAGAACCCTCTATCCACTTCATAAAGAGGTCATTAAGCTCGGAGACGGCGGAGGATTTGGCGATGGATCTGAGGGCCAGGATCTTGATCAGATTCATGGACTTACCGGTCTTTGGGCGTGATGGGGGCTATTTGTTCGCGGCAGTCTTTGTCCATGCGTTCCTGGGTGGAGAAGTAATATCCACAGAAGGAGCAGACGCGGTTTCTGATGACGGTGTGGGGGTTTGAGAGCTTTAGGGTTCTGGTGACGCGGGTGTCGTGCTGGCAGACGGGGCAGTTCATGGAGACTCCTTTTTTAATGGTGTCGAGGTGGATTGGAGCTGCACACGAGACGTGTGCAATCCGGGAGAAGTGGTGGGGCGCAGACAGGCTGCGCCCCGATTGGAGAGGTTACTGGCATGCGGCTTCGAGCTCCTGGAGGGGATTCATTTGGTGTCTGATCTGCTGATCGATGCTTTGCATGAAGCTCTCGATCTGGGTGGAGGGCATGTGCATGCCGGCGAGGGTTCCTTTGGTATATTCCTTTTGCCAATGGAGCTCTTCGGTGACGAGATCGTGGGCTGCCTTGGCGAAATCCAGATCCTTGCGGAGAGAGGCGAGCTGATCTTTAACCTTCTCCTGATCAAGGAGCTGATCGCGAAGGGCGGTGATGAGCGAGGATTGGTTGTTCAGGGTGTTGTTCATGTTCTCGAGACTGATCTTTTGATCCTGGATGCGACGACGATGGGTGCGATTGGTTTCGCCTTTTTTGATCTCGTTTTGGGTTTGGGCTTCGCCCCAGATTTTGATGGGGGTTTCGAGGCCGAGGAGGCGGCGATTTATGGACGCTAAAATTTGTTCCAACGGGGAATAATTATCAATCAACTCACCCAATTCTGAGGTGTTATGAGCTATTTTATCCTCTAAGGAAACGATAAACTTCAGATGCCTTTCCATACTGCTCTTGTAGGACAGCTCAAGCACCGAGATGCGATTGAGGTCTTCCCGGAGGCTCTCCAGGATCTGATTATTCTGCACCCGGAAGAGGTCGTGCAGATCTTCTTTTTTGCGTAGTTCATTGATGCGGTCGCGTTTGATCTCCTTGAAGAGGGCTACGGCGATCATTAGCATGGCTAATAGCTGGATTATTGATGATATCATGAGATCTCCTTTTTTTGTAATGGGGTGGTGATGTGTTGGGATGGTGCAGAGCCGAAGCCCTGCAATCCGGGGACGGAGGGGTTGAATCTTTCCATGAGTTTATGCGATGTAGCCAGGTCTCGTTCCAAGCGTTCATTGACGTAGTTGAGCTGCTGGATAGTGTTTTTGAGCTCAACTATCCGCATTGCGCGGTCCATGAGTGTTTTTCTGTGGCCGGAAATCTGGAGGTGGAGCCGGTCGATTTGGTTTTTGTGGGCCAGCAGGCAGAGGCAGAGGAGGGCAATCGCGACGGTTAGCACAAAGATGGTTAAGATGGCTGTGATCACACTGCCTCCCTGGGAGCGAGCTCCTCGAGGTAGGGCTCGATGGAGACGTTATCCGTGACCTTGAATTCGCAGCCGACCTTGGCAAGCTCGACGTCGGAGAGGGTCTTGAGCATGTCTTTGTTGGGCTCTTCCTTGACGTTGATGTAGGCCTCCATGCCCAGGGCTTTGAGGGCTTTGAGGCAGATTTGTTTGGAGATGACTTTGACGGCTTTGGAGACTCTGCAGGAGATGGATCCGTAGCTGAGTTCTTTGGTGCGGTTGGTGACGAATTCCTCCTTGTGGAGCAGGACGTAGGCCTCGACATCGGCCGTGATTTTGTTTATGGCCTCGATGAGGGGAGCGGAAACCTGCAAGTGACGCTCCGTGATGGCGTTGACTTCTTCGGTGATGGCGTTTTCGAGCTCACGTTTCTGGATCGTGAGATCAGCGAGGGATTTGAGGGCGAGGTTTACTTCCTCCCAGGACTTGAGGGAAGTGATGGGGTTGGTGGGTTCTTTTTTCATTGGATCTCCTTTTTTTTGTGGTGACGTGGGATGCAATCCGTTGTGATGTATTTTTTTAGCATGGCGATAACGGCGCGTTTTTCGGAATCCTGGAGGGCGTTCCAGTGGGAGGCGGAGCAATGCTTTAGCATCCACATGCGGACGCGCTGGAAATCCCATCCGGCTTGTTTCATGAGGGTCCACATGTATCTGCCCTGGTTGTCGAGAGCACCGATTCCATAGCGGAATTCGCCTGGCTTTTCTTCTCCGCGGATGATGGCCAGGAGATCGGTAAGTTCTCCGAGGCTGAGCTTTTTGAGCGAGGTGCCAAAGCCCCAGGTGTTCATGAGGTCGTGCAGGGTGTCGTAATCCCATGCGCGTCCTTTGATTGCGGTGGCCATGATGGTGGAGCGGAGGGCTTTCTTGACGGCATCGGAGTTTTTCATTTTGCCCCCAGGGTGGCGAAGTATTGAGGAATGACGGCCGGAAGAGGATGTCCGCTGAGCTGGTAGAGTGCGCGGCGCGGGAAGGGCTGGGAGATGCAGCCGAGGTGGATCAACATGCGGAGGTAGCGATAGATGGTCCACTTGGGCAGAGCGCTGATATGGACGAGGTTGGGCAGGGAGTAGATGATATCCGGGGTCATAGCATCGATGATGAGCTGGAGTTTTTCGCGCTTGGGAGTGAAGTCGTGATATGACCGGTTGATGACATGGGGACGGGGAATGAAGACCATATAACCGGGATCCTGGGAAGGGGCGAGCAGGGTCACAATACCCTGGCGATCGGCTTCCTGCAGGGCGGAGATGGCGTGGACTTTCTCCAACCCGGAGGCGGAGATGAAGTCATTCGCAGTGAATGGTTTGGATGTGAGATTAGTATAACGTGTGACGGTTTGAAGCTGAGGAATCATGATGTCTCCTTGGGTTTGCTCGTGAGTTTTTTAACTTTGGCGGAATCCAGGGAATCCAGGGAGTTGGCCAGGGCGAGTTCCTCGTAGAGGCGCATGAATTTGATGACCTTGCGAGCGTCTCCGGAGGCAGACTCTGCGATGTGTTTGATCAGGTCATCCGCCAGGTAAACTTCGCAGAGATCGCGGACCATGAGGCGGACGTCGGCGATTCCGAGGGGAGAAAACTCGCAGAAGTAAACCACCCGGTTGTAGTAGTGTGCGTTGAGCTTGACGATCTTGTTGCGGAGATCCTGCATTCCGATGAGCATAACGATGGCGGCTGAATTATCCACGATGTCGCGGAGCATGCCAACGATCTCTTCGTGGGGGTTGTGGATGATGTTATCCACCTCGTCGATAAAGATGACGGGAAGATGGGTTTGGGAGGTGTTTGCATTCAGGATATCCAGGGTTTGATTGAAGAGCTTGGAGGCTGATCCCTGGGTGGATGGAAACTCTCGGGGATAGTAGCGCAGGCGGAGCAGATAGACGAGGGATGCGATGAAGCTTTTGGCGGTGTCTGCTTTTTTGGCGCTGAAATAGACGTAGTCGTTGCGGATACAGGTGCGTTGGCTGAATTGGGTTTTCCCGAGGCCGGGCGCGCCGTAGATCATGCCGAGGCCCGGTTGGTGGGCTATCGGGCGTTGGATCAGGTAGTTCATTGCCTGATGCGCGGCTTTGATGTTTGATGTTTCGGATAGGATGTGGTCTCTCATATGTTCTCCTTGGGTGGTTGTAGAATTCTATATTTGAGGTAATTAGCGTTCATTTAATCCAGTCCCAGATTGCGGTAGAAATCGTTTACTGCAGAATCGTTATCGGGTTCATCTTCCTGGGGTGCCGGGACGGCGGGCAGGGGAAGAGCGGGGACACGAGCGCCGGAGGAGGTGAGACTGAGCCCGGCAGATCCGGAGATCATGGACTGGATCAGATCGTCTTCCTGGAAGGTGAGTTTACGTTTCTGGGCAGTGGCAATGCGGATGCGCTTTTCGAGGGAGCGTTTCTGGCGTATGCGGTTGGTGATTTCCATTGCCTGATGCTCTCCTCCGGGACGGACTGTGGCCAGGGGATCGCTCTTGGATTGGGCTTCCGCACGGCAGATCAGCTCACCATCGGACCGGAAGATATAGACGAAGCGGTCATCCATTTGCTCGTAGCGGACGGTGACTTGCTGGCCGACGTAGTTGATGAGCTCTTCAGCCCAGTAATCGATGTCGCGGAGGCGGACGCCGTTTCCGGAGAGTTTTTTGACCTCTGTTCCCAGCATCAGCCACCAGAATTCCTGGGGGCTTTTCTTTTGCTCGGCAGGGATGCGGGGAAGGCTCTCGGAATAGGCATCCCAGGGGGTTCTTCCGCTCAGCCCGGCGTGTTCTTCACGGGCATAGATCTCCAGGATCCATTCGTTGAGCAGGTGTTTGGTTTCCATGAGGGTGAGAGCGCCTCCGGATTCCAGGCGTTGGAGAAACTTCTCATTGCGGCTCATGCGGGCGGGTTTGTTTGCCACGCTGTTTCCGGAATATTGGGGGGTGAGTGATTCAATCCCGCGATCGAGGGTTCCGTGCCAGCGTTCGAGGATGGCTTTGCTGGTGGAGTTGTAGGGGATGCCGAAGCTGACGTTTTCAGTTCCGCAGCGATAGAGAGCTCCGGAGATCATGGTTTCCAGGATACGTTCCTCTTCTTGCATGTTGTCCATGTCTGCTTTGCTTGGTTTGCGCGATAATTCTTTGCTGCGGAATGCTTTGCCGTTGTCGAGCTTGATATATTTGGGGCAGTATCCGGTGTAGCAGAGGGCGTTCAAAAAAGAGCTCATGATGATGCGGCTGTTTTCGGTAAAATCGATATCAAATCCACATGGGAAACGGGTGGCGGCATCAAACCAGGTGATAAGAGTAGGGCGTTCAGCCTTGCCTGTGAAGGGATTAATCACGGGGAAATTGAGCTTGTGACCATCGCTCATCCAGAGATCTCCAGGATTGACCAAAGACCAATCCATTTCCTGCATGGGCAAAAGCTTCTCCCGCATGTATTTCTCGCCATAACGGGAGAGCGAATAGACGGCATGATTGCAGGTTGTCCAGGCATGAAAGGCACGCTCGAGGGTGCGATCACTCACGGACATCTCCACTCCGCGCTTGCGGTTCCAATAGTGGAGGAGGCGGATGCCGCTCCTGAGCTTGCGGTCGGAGGAATTCATCATGTAGCCTGTGATAAAACTGAGGTCGTCATAGGGCACCTGGTGGCCGCGGCGGGGGCTGTAGCGTTCGGCGAGCTGCATGTGATCCTTTCCTTTGTAGGCTTGGAGCCAGGAATAGACAGTGCGGGGGCTGAGCTCGCCTTTTTTGGCGAAGAGCGATTGATGGGCAAGCCCGGCATGATAGATATCCAGGACGGCTTTGATTGCCTCCGCACGGCTGGTCTTGCCTGTACTCTCCAATGCTATCACATCATCACAGAGGAGGGCTTTGAGGGCTGCTGTGCGCTCTTCCTGCTGTCCGTGAAGGCGGGATTTTTTGGTGGGAGCTGGGAGACTTGGGGCCTGGGTGATGAGTGAGGGTTTGGGAGCGCGGTTGCGTGATGGCGCAGGGGTTTGATGCCGAGTGGCGGGGACTTGAACCCCGGAGGCATTGGCGATTTCCTCTGATGAGGTGGTGTGGTGGTGGGGTGGTGGAGTGGTTGCATCGGTTGCATTGGTTGCATTGGTTCCGACGGTTCCAACGGTTCCAACGGTTCCAACGGTTCCGACGGTTCCAACGGTTCCAACGGTTCCAACGGTTCCAACGGTTCCAACGGTTCCAACGGTTCCAACGGTTCCGACCG